CTTCTTTGGGACTTGTACTAGGTAGCACTCGCCAGTAACCTGTAAGTTGAGGGCTGCGTCACGTAGTAGTCCAGCCTGTCCGCCGTATGCAGAGTCAAGGCGGGCAAGGGCACGCTCGGCTGCTTGCATTAGACGTTCGTCGTAATTATCTAGAGCTTTAATTGGAGAAGGAGTCTCTGAAGGATTGCTGACAACTGCAGCGTAAAGACGGACACGAGAAACAATGGATGCAACTAAGTTAAACGCATACTTGATTTCACCAATTGCGTCGTAATACTCCCAAGCCTCGCTCTGCCACATAGAAGAGCCAGCTTCTCGTCTCTGCTTAAAGAGAACTGCCTCGTTGCGGTCGCCAATTTTTACTTGAGTGGCGGAGGCTGTTAAAGGTCTAGGTGAATTGTATGAAGCCAACGGTGCGGACGTTGGTTGGGAAGCGATGGAGAAAATAGATGGAGAAGTGTTTGACTTAGGTGCAGACGCTCGAATAGCAGAATTATTATTACTGCTTCGAGAGTTTTTATTGTCCCTTGTGAAAAGTCCCATATCCCTAGTCATCCAATTTCGAAGAGATGAGTCCTGCAACTGCTGATAGAGCAAAAATGCTGGACGCTATTAAAGTTAACGCAGGTATTATTGTATAACAAATAACTAAAAGTGATGCCACCCAAACGCTCATGCACCAGTTACATGTAAATAAGTAACCAATCGATGTGTGGGGAGGATACTTCTTCCAAATCTTATCTCTTAGAGACTCGAAAATTACGTCAGTGGTTAGAACTCTAGTTATCCTGAACGTCGCTAACGATATTATAATAAAGATTAGCCACGAATCGAGTTCAATGTGCGATAAGGATTCCATGCTCTTAGTCTAGACCCACAACCGCAGTTAGTGTCTTTGGTGAAGGCAAGCATTTTTCCAGACTTTGTGATTGCTCTGTAGACCTTATCTTCTTGAAGAGCTTCTTCTAATTCTTCAAGGAAGATAATTTGTGCACCATCTGGCGAGTCCACTGCAACAACTATCTTCTGAATGTCATTTTCTTCAGTAATTAGAGTGCGAGTAGTGCCAACGTAGAACAATCCGTCCTTGGCGGGGGCGGGATTGAGTTCGCGGACGTCCGAAAATGTGTTTGCGGGCGCTACTTGCAAGTGAGCTGGGAAAATGTCAGCTAAAATTTTCAAGTTTTTCCAATCTTTTCTTGATTGCTCTATGGGTAACGCCTGCAGCTCTTGCAATGTCGGCTATTTTCGTCCCATTCTTATACAATTCTCTCACAATCTCATCCATCTCGGAGTTTGCAAGTGCAGGAGCGGACGTCGACGACATCCCACTTCTATAATAACGGGCTTCAGAGGCTATTTTTTCCAATCTGGAGGCTTCGTAGGGTGGAATTGGGGTGGAGGGGGCAGTTACACGTTGATACCCACCTTCTGGAGTCTTCAAAGTAGGGTTCTGAGTGAAAATTTCCAAATTTACTGGTGTAAAGTCCAAATCTTCTTGATTTTTTATCCAATACTGGACGGTGCTACGGGGGACTGGCGGATTAAATGCCTCACCGATGGCACGGAGGGTCCACCCAACCGAGAAGAGGTGGCGGACAAACTCGAAACGGAGCTTATCTTGCTGCTTGAAAAGGGAAATTAGCGTCATACGAGTGTTGTCTGGGAGATTCTGGTCCCTTGCGTAACGTCGATTAGCCATGGACTAATGATAGCACTAGCGGATAACTTCTATACTGTGTTTAAAAATGATACCTTAACGATATTTGCTTTTGGCGGGTGAGAAGGTAGCGATATGTTTTGACCTCTCTCTAATTTGTTTCCAAAGTCCGAAAAATGCCGTCAAAAATGCCGTCTTCGAGTCCAATTTATGCTCTGTGGAGATGTTTTTGACTATTTTTAGAGCTGTTTATGGCTCTTACTATGCCCTCTAAGACTTTTTATTGAAAAGGGGGTAGATTCTTACACGCAGAACTAGTGACGAGTAGTCAAAAAACTTTAGAGCTGACAAGTTGTTTGAGTCTTATGTCTAAAAAGTCACTTCTAGGTGCTCAAAATAAGTGCTTGAAATAGCCTAAAAGTGATGCCTACAAGTGCCTACAAGTGACTAAAATAGGACATTTCTGGCTGATTGCTAGTGATTGCTAGGTGGTGCAACTTGACAAGACATAGGCTCTTTGATAAGGTTGTTACATAGATAGAAATAACTAGGAGACATAATGACAGACAACAAGATAGAAAAATACGCTGACAGTTGGGCAGAGGATAAAAAATCCCAAGTGTCTGATGTGCTACCTAATGTAGGACTATGGTCTGAAATCTTGCCTAACCTGTGGCAGGGTGGCACTCACTACAAGGACAGAATTGGTATGCCCGTATCCGAGCCAGCCATTACTATCAAGGAATTCGACTCCGTATACACCGCATACGCTTTTGCAAACCCTGTGGACTGGTTTGTTCGAGAAATCCGCTTCGCATTCCTAGATAGTGATGATGTGGACTTCGACCTAGACGAACTCCGCTTCATAGTAGAGTCCGCATACAATGACTGGAAGAATGACAAGCGTGTTCTAATCCGCTGTCAAGCAGGTCTAAACCGCTCAAGCATTATCACCGCACTGGTGTTGATAAAAGACGGCTACACGGCAGTTGATGCTATCAACCTAATCCGTGATAAGCGTTCTGATGTAGCTCTGTTCAATCCAGCATTCGAGCAGTGGCTTCTACTTAATGACCCGCACGAGTGGCTAACGGATTCTAAATAATCCAGCTCTGCTGTTTGGGAGACGGCGTGAGGCTACTGACTTAGCGGTAAGCTTCCCACCTACAAATCCAGCAGGGGGTTTGATTAGGAGAGCGGTAAGGGCGTGGACTAGAGCATCAACTCTGTCTGGCGACTTACCCTCTCCAGGAATCCAGCTAAGCATCTGAGATTCTAAATCGGCAAGGTATCCAATGTGATGCACACGACCTTGTTCGTATGACAATGTAATCGGCTCTGCTCTCAGGGCTTTTCCGTATTTAGAGTGAACCTCTAGCACCTTGATGTTCGGGTCTATGGCGTTGATAGCATTCCTGACCAATGCACCGCCCTGATTCACTTCGGCAACAACTGGGCAACCCCACTTGCGAGCCATAGCCACAACCTTGTTCGCCCAAACATCTGGCGACCCGTGAACCGACGCATCTTCTAAAACATAAGCGTGCCTCTTGTATAAGTCTCTGTCTGCCGTAGCACTGCAAACCACAATTCCGCATTCGTCTCTGGGATTCTCTGCTACTGACGGGTCTACCCCAATAATCCTTAGTGGAGCGTTCAATGGAAGAACGCCTTCACGACCAGCCTCTAGCAACTCATCTGTCCATAACGCACCCTCTAGGCTGTCAAGCATCTCGCCATAAAGTTCCTGTTGGGCTAATCGAGTTCCAGCATAAACACCTGTAATGGCTTCAAGGTAGGCACCAGATAAGTTACCAGCGTTATCCAATGTAGAACCTCTAGTAATTACTATCTTGCTAGGATTCTTCTTATTCTCTTCAAGCAACTGATACAACAACGGCACACGCTTCGGCGTGGTGGTAACCATAATCTTAGGGTTAGCACCAAGACGAGTTCCCACTCTTAGGTTGTCAAAGGCTGTCATACCAGCAGCATCTGGGGTCTGTCTCCAAGCAGCAATCTCGTCTCCCCAAGCGTGAGTGAACTGAGGACCACGCAATCCGTCTGGCTCATCTGCCGTAAACAATGTAGCCACATTTCCGTTCGGCCAGGTAAGTCTTCGCTTCGAGGGTTCATACAGTGGCTTTTCGCTAGGTGGCGAGACATTCATAATCCCTGACTCACCTTCAACAATTACATCTCGCACATCTGCAGCAGTTCTAGCAACCAAGCCGAAACGCCTCTGACCTGTGTTCGTATACTTAGCCTCTTCACGAACCCACTCAGCAGCAGTTCTGGTCTTACCAGCACCACGACCAGCCATATACATCCATACATTCCAGTCACCCTGCGGGGCTTGCTGTTCAGGTCTTCCCCATACTGACCAGTCCCATAGCAACGAATCGGCATCAAAGCCAGCTAAAATCGCAGCTCTCTCATCATCTGGCAGCTCAGCGAGCATTTCCATAAGGCTTTTTCCCATAGCTAAAGTTTATCTTGCTCTGCTTCTAGCTATTTTGCGTGGAAAATGTATAGCCCTTTATCGTCTGAGACATAAGAAAAAACCCCCCGCACCGCGGGAGGCTCATCAACTCTGTGACTTAGAGCTTGTTAGCTCTCACTAAAGCAGAATTCTGAGATGGTCTTCCAACTCTTCTCTTCTTCTTATCTAAAGTTTTAGCTAACTCATCGCTGGTCTCTGTCCAACTCTTTACTTTGTTGGAATCATAGAAAACCTTGCCACCTTCTGCAACGGCATAAGGCTTCGGGAAATCTGACAACTTCTCCCAAGCTATGACTTTAGTTTTTGAAACTCCATACTCCACGGCTACACGCCTAATGTCCCAGAGCTCCAAATCTCCAACCTTGTAGGCGGTCAGTGGAACTAAAAGTATTTTTTCCATTATGCACTCCTTTCACTATTAGTATAAGCGATTTCGGTGAAATTTTCAATAATAAAAATAAACCCCGCATTTCTGCGGGGCTGTTTCTTTAGCTATTCACCAATCCATAGAATCTTCTCCACCACCATAAATGCCATACTCCTCTACACTTACAGGGCGAACTTCTACTGCCTTCTCCATATCGCTCTTCTCAAGGGTGATAGCAAAGGTCTCGATGTCTCCAGTCTTCACAGCTTGGCTGTAGGTCTCGAAAGCCCTCTGGTAGTGCTGAGGGTCGTAGTAGTAATCGGTGGTCTGTCCATTCTTCACAACTGATACCTTCATTATTTTGTCCTTTCCTCGACAAATAAAATCTATAGCAATTTTCACTATTTGTCAAACACGCATACCATAAAAAAATAATCCCCCTTTCGGGGGACTATCTCTTTATTACTTAGCTCTATTCTCTGACTTTATCGGCGCATAGACTCGGTTGGCAGGGTTGATGCCGCCCTCCATATAGCCGTAACGAATCAGTCGGAATCTTAGTGCTGAGTGAGTGACATTTAGTAGCTTAGCCAGCCTGTATAGGCTCACTCCCTGCTCCTTATGTGCTTGCCACAGTAGCTTTGTGTATTCTTCTGCCTCTACTCTAAATCGAGCAGCGTTAGAGCGGACTTGCTGTGCCATTGGCTGTAAATCCTTCAGCTTCTGCAAAGTCTCAGGGCTAGGTTCTACCTCCACTCTCTTGGCTCTTTCCTCTACTACTGGTAGAGACGGCACTACAAATGCATTGTTTAGTGGCACAACCTGAGTTGAGACTGCAATTTGGCGAACTCTTTCTCTTGTCATACCCGTAGCCTTGGCAATCGACTCTAAAGTCCAGCCTTCGTCACGCAAAGCCTTGATATAAGTGTTTCGGTCGTCTGCATCCCTAACAGTTAGAAATGTTACTCTCACTTCTGGGGGAAGCGGAACTAGTCTCTTCTTTTTCTTTATTTCCATTTTGTCCCTTATCTTTCGTTGTTAGTTACTCTCTACCAGCCAAAATTGCGGTAGAAATGCTTGAAATTGCTAGAACTACGGCAACCGCTGTCATATTTGGCATAAAAAACACCAAAAACAGTGCTACAGCAATGAAAATTACAGTGAAAACTGCTGACCAAACTAAATTTCTGAACTTAGCCAAAAAATTCATCTTCATCCTCATCTATCTTCTGTGACTTAT